TAGGAGTAATTGATTATAAAAAAGAAGGAATCATTGATCCTAAAAAAGTAACACGTATTGCTTTAGAAAACGCTGCTTCAATTGCTGGTACTATCCTTACCACTGAATCAGTTGTATATGAAAAAAAAGAGGATAAAAACAACCAAACACCCGACCCAATGACGGGAATGATGTAAATTAAATTTAATTAAAATGACTAAACAAGAAATCTTCGAACAGATTGATGCATTGTATCAAACGTTCACAGCTGAGCATGCCGGAACAACAAAAGCATCTCAACAACGTGCTAGAAAGGCAATTGGTGAAATTAAAAAGCTAGTTACAGAGTATCGTAAAGCTTCGGTTGCAGAAAGCAAGTAATTTATTAGGGGAGCTTTGCTCCCTTAATTATTTTTTGTATATTTACGCATTATTTAAATAAATAGGTTATATGGAAACATTTGCAGAAATTTTTAAGGGTATGAGAATGACCAATGAAAAAGAAGATTTTTTCATTCGGGCAGAAGATTGGGGAAGACCCAAATTAGAAGTATTAAAAGATCAAGGATTTAAAAAGGTTGGAGAATTAACTAGAATGCCCAATAAATGGATAGATGGGTTTTTAGATATGCCTCCTCTTAAAAATGTTATTTATTTTTTTGCTGTAGATAATAAAATCCCTAAAGTGGGTAGAGCAAAAGATTTACAGAAGAGATTCTACCAGTATTGGGACATGACAGGCAAATGGTATGTTGTAAATTATAGAAATGGATCTTGGAGAACAAATGAGGTACTTAATACTAAATTTAAGATTGGTACTAAAATAGAAGTATATGCCAAAAGTTTTGACATATCAGCAAATTCAGTAGAGGTATTAGGGAAAAAATTTCAACTTGAAGTACCACTTCATGATATTGAAAAAACAATACAAAAGTTTGTTGGAAAAGACGAGTTATTGTTGAATTAAGATTGTATATTTGAATTAATGATTAAAGAACATACTTTATTTACAGAACGTTTTCGCCCAACTGATCCTAAGGATTATATTGGAAACGAAGTATTCAAAGCAAGTTTAGACCAATGGATTAAACAGCAGGATATACCACATATCCTGTTGTATGGTCCTGCGGGTACAGGTAAAACTACTGCTGCTAAATTAATTGTAGCTAATTTAGATTGTGACCATATTTACATTAATTGTTCTGATGAAAATGGTATAGAGACAATTAGAGAGAAGGTAAAATCGTTTGCTTCTGCCGCAACATTCCGCGCTTTAAAGGTGGTTATAATGGATGAAGCTGATTTTTTAACCATAAACGCACAAGCGGCTTTACGCAACGTAATTGAAGCATTTTCTAAAACAACGCGTTTTGTATTTACTTGCAATTATGTTGAACGTGTAATTGACCCTATACAATCTAGAACATCAGTATTTGAAGTATTACCTCCTTCTAAAGCAGAAGTAGCAAAACGTTGTAAAGCTATTTTAACTGAAGAAGCATGTAGCCACTCAACTGAAACACTAGTTACTATTGTAAATAAAACCTATCCTGATATTCGTAAAACACTAAACTTATTACAATCAAGCATTATATGGGAACCAGCAGGTAAATTTTTACAATTAAATAAAGAGATTACTAGTCAATATGAATACACAAAACAAATTATTGACTTAATTAAATCTAATGATGATAATGCTTTTAATCAAATTAGACAGATTGTAGCAGATTCAAATATTAGAGATTATAATGAACTATACCGAGCCTTATTTGAAAACTTAGATTCATTCCATAACCCAGTATTAGGTACTATTATTATTGCAGAAGCACAGTACCAGTCAGCATTGGCTCCTGACCGTGAAATTACATTTATGGCTTGTATCGCTAAATTATTAAAACCGTTCTAATGGAGCAACCACAATTAAACTTAGATTTATCAAAAACCACAGCTATTGAAACTTCTGCAGGAAGTAAAATTTGGGCACAAGGTGTTACTTTAAGAAAAGTATCTAAATTTGTTACTGGTACCAGTGAAGATGCTATTGTACCTATTCCAATTTTTTATGATCCTGAAACTAAAGAAATTTTAGAAGATACTTTACCACGCGAATTAAGAGAAGAATATAAAACCGTTAAATAACTTAATATGAATATTAATAACTCAAATGGACCCTTAGGTCCTGTAGATCCAAATTTCGATTTTTCAAAAACTGAACCTTTAGAAACTTTTAGTGGAGATGCACTATGGCAAAGTGGATTCATTTTAAGAAAAGTACCTAAAGAAGTCTCAGGAATGGACCAAGATACTGTTATACCTGTTCAAGTTTTTTATGATCCTAAAACAGGTAAAATACTAGATAATATGTTACCTCCTACTTTAAGAGAGGAACTTACTGGTGTTTCTATTGAATCTCCAACAGAACAATCTACTCAACCTAACCAATGGGAACCTTCGCCAGAAAATTCTCCTTTCCAATGGGAAGATTCTTCTGAAAAAGAAAATAATAATAACTCTCCTACAAATTTTAGCTGGGGTAATTAATGAACATATTTGACTGGCTTAACGAAATCTCATATAATAAAAGAGATTGGAATGAGTTTACTCCTGAACAACAGGCTACATTCGATCCATATATGATACATCGTTTTATATCAATGAAACAAGAATATTGTGAGCTAGTTAGTGAACTTCATCAATCGATTGGAGCTTTACCTAACAAATATATTTATAGAATTTGGAGTAAAACTATACCTAAAAGAAAAACATTTTTTAGATATATAAAAGCTAAAAGACCCTTGCCTAATGATAAACTCCTTATTATATTAGCTAATCACTGGAGAGTAAGTAAACGTGAAATAAAAGACAATTATCACTTAATAAGTAAAGAATATATAGAACATTTACTTTACGAACTAGGTATAGATGGACGTAAACATAAAACATATTTAAAATGAAAGTAGAATTATATAAAATGCTTAAAGCAGAAGCTGAAGCAGAAAAAGCTAAAGCTTTATTATCACTTGATTTATTAGGTAACCATCCTGCTGGAATTGGAGACCATAGTACTAAAGATTTTTATGAAAATGCTACTGAAGCCCTAACAATGTTAGTTGATGCTGATGATAAATTAGAAGCTTTAGACAAATATTTTAAACCTCATGATAATTTATTAGGATAATGGAAATTGAATACCACAAACATATAGGTATTTATAAAAATGTTTTACCTAAAAGTTGGTGTGAAAGTGTTATTGAAGAATATGAATCATCTCCTGACAAGTATTCAAGATTTGAATTAGAAAAAATTACACCTTTACTTAAAAAAGATACCCATGTCCCTGTTCAAAACTTTTCTGAGAAAATTAGAGATCCTTTTATTAAATGTTTAAATGAATTTATTATTCCTTTATATAATAGACAATATTCTTTTAATAGTGGACAATTTAATTTAGAAATTGTTGATTTTAAAGTTCAAAAAACAAACCCTTCAGAAGGTTATCATATGTGGCACTATGAAAATAGTCAATATGATTTTATAAATCGTCTTTTAGTTTACACTGCTTATTTAAACGATGTTAAAAAAGGAGGAGAAACAGAATTTTTACATCAAGCATATAGAGCAAAACCTAAACAAGGTACTATAATAATATTCCCCGCAAGTTTTACCCATTTACATAGAGGAAATCCTCCTTTATCTGGATCTAAATACTTAATTACAGGATGGATAAGAGCAAAATCATAATATGGGAGATTCAGTAAAAAAATATAACGAAATGCAAGAAAACGATTTATATTGGAAATCAAATGCAACTAATGGTCAAACACTAAGACGTTACCCAGGTGATATCAGTGTTACAATAGATAAATCTAAAAAAGATAATTACGTACAAATAGTTAAAGCTAAATTTGAAGCACGTTCACAACGTGGTATTGAAAAATATAATACTACGTTAGAACGTGAAGATTTAAACTTACAAGAGTGGTTAAACCATTTACAAGAAGAATTAATGGATGCCACATTGTATGTTGAAAGATTAAAAGCAGAAATTGGAGATAAATTACGCGACAGATAAAGTTGTATCTTTTTCGCAATATTCCACTTTTAAATCTTGTCCTCATAAGTGGTATTTGCAATATGTAAAAGGTTATAGAGACGTTAAGCCTAATATGCATTTCGTTTTTGGAACCGCCATGCACGAGGCAATACAACACTACTTACAAACTATGTTTGACCAGTCAGCTAAAGTTGCTGATGAGATGGATTTAAATAAATTCTTCAAAGATAAAATGATTGAAGAATATACTAAATACAAGAAAAAACATGGCCATTTCGCTACACCAGAATCACTACAAGAATTTTATTTAGATGGTGAGGCTATTTTAGATTGGTTTAAAAAACATAAACGTGGTAGAAGAAGTTATTTTTCACCCCGTAAACATAAATTAGAGGGCATAGAGGTACCTTTAATTTTACAGCCAATTAAAGAACGACCTAATATTAAGTATATGGGTTATGTAGATTTAATTATCTATGATAAACGTAGTGAAACATATACTATATTTGATATTAAAACATCTACTAAAGGATGGTCAAAATGGGAAAAGGGAGATGAAATAAAACATCAACAACTTTACTTATATAAACAATACTACTCAGAATTATTTAAAGTACCTTTAGATAAAATTAATGTAGAGTTTTATATTGTAAAACGTAAAGTATTATCATTTGATGATGAAAATATTAAATCACCCCATCAAGCATATCGTGTCCAGAATTTTAAAACAACA